TCTGGCACACGCTGGACGGTTCCGACCCGCGTTTTTCGGCCAACCGCAAGGCTGTTGCCACGGGCGGCAAGGTCGCGACCGAGGCGGGGCAGACGATCCGCGTTGTCGCTTTTGCAGCGGCGGGCGGCCTGACCTCGGAAATTGCGGAGGACACAGACGAATAACGGAGCACGGGGGCGGGCAGAAGCCCGTCCCCTTTTTCATAGGAGGTGGACGACGTGGCGACGGTACGCAAAATATTTGATCTTGCGGCGGCGATCATCTTTGAGCAGTACGGCGGGGACACGGATTTTGACAAATACTCGCCCATGCTGCTCGAGCAGCTGCTGGTGGAAGCAATGCCGTATGAAAACATGATCCGCCGGCAGGCGGGAAAGCCGCTGGTGGAGCATGTGCCGGAGCTGACGGCGATCGACGACACGGAGATCGACTGGGACGACCGGATCACGCGCGACGCGCTGCCGAGCGGCCTTGCGTCCAGGCTCATGCTGGACAGCCCAGACAAGAAGGCAGAGATGGTGATCGAGTATAACCGCTTTGTCGGCGCGCTGGAGGACGCCGCGCCTGCGATCCCGGAGGTGGGAGACGATGGCGAGGAAGATTGATGTGCCGGCCTTTACGTCCCCGAAAATGGGGCGGCAGCAGTACCGCAACTTCCGCGGGGTGGACTACTCCACGGACGAGACGCAGATCGACAAGGGGAGGAGCCCGCGGGCGGTCAACATGATCGCGGACGAGGGCGGGTTTCCGGAAAAACGCTGGGGCTGGCGCACAGTGCACCAGTTCGCGGCAAATGAGAGCATTGCAGGCATTTTCCCCATCGAGAATGACGACGACGGGGAGAACGAGACTTTTCTCGTTCATGCAGGAAGCACGCTGTATCGGATCAAATTCGACAACGAGACGCACGAGTACGTCGCGGGCAGTCAAACCTCGCTGCTGTCCGGTCTCAAGTCCGGCGGGCGCAGTCAGGGGTTCTATATGAACGGCAAGTTGTTCATCCTGACCGGCGCGGAGTACATCATGTACAGCGAGGGGACGGCGGCGCGCGTGGGCGACGACAATGCTTATGCGCCGCTGACCAGCTACCAGCGCGAGCCCACGGGCGGCGGCGAGGCGTACGAAAGCGTCAATATGCTGTCCAAATGGCGGCGTAACCGCTTTGTCGCAGATGGTGAGGCGAAGACCTTCCAACTGGACGTGACCGGACTGGACACGGGCGTCACCCCGACGGCAAGCTACTTCATCACGGGCGAGAGCATCCCGGTGCAGAGCTACGACGCGGCAAAAGGCACGGTGACCTTTGCGACAGCGCCCACAGCGCCCGAGAACGCGGGCACCTCGAACGTCGAAATTAAGTTTGCCAAGACGACCGAGGACAGAAATAAAATCCTTAAAAGCACGATCTACGCGATATATGGCCTCGACGGATCGAGCAACCGCGTGTTCGTCAGCGGAAACGCGGATAACGCGGCGACCGAGTGGTTTTCCGGTCTTTCCGACCCGACATACTTCCCGGACATCAATTACTCGATCGTCGGGTCGAGCGATTTCCCGATTATGTGCTACGTCAAGGCGCAGGGCGAGCTGCTGATCATCAAGAAGGACAACCGGCAGGAGGGCACGATCTGGCACCACGCGGGGACGCTGGTCAACGACGTGGCCGCTTTCCCGCTGCGCGAGGGCGTGCCGGGCTATGGTGCGACTGCACCGTATTCGGCCGCAAACCTCAACGACGATCCGTTGTACTTGTCGCCGCGCGGCGTGTATGCTCCCACGACGACCTACTACAACAACATGCAGGTGCGGCAGCTTTTCTGCCGCTCCCGGCGCGTCAACCCCAAGCTGACCAAGGAAAAGAACCTTGCGGAAGCAGTGAGCGCCGTATGGCGCGGGTGGTATGTGCTGGTGCTGCCGAACGGACATGCCTATGTCGCGGACGGCAATCAGGATCGGAGCGATAACGGCTATGAGTGGTACTACTGGACGAACATCCCCGCGCACTCGATGCGCAGCCACGAGCAGACGCTGTATTTCGGCACCAAGGACGGCCGCGTGTGCAAATTCAACGACGACCGGGTGAACGCTGAAAACGATGTGATGATGTCCGCGTACAGCGACGACGGCGCGGCGATCCGCGCGGAGTGGGCAACCAAGCTGGACACGATGGACAGCATCAGCGAGCTCAAACGTCTGAACAAGCGCGGTACGTCCGTGCACCTCAAAAGCTATGCGCGAAGCGGCGTTCAGGTATGGATACGGACAGAAAAAGACCCGGGCAAGATGTACCGTACACTGTATGCGGATACGCTCAATTTTGACGACATTGCCTTTTACCGGTTCACGTTTGACGGCACGCGCAACAGCATGCGGCCGCTGAACAGCAAGATTGACGACTGGAAGGCAATCCAATTCTTCCTTGTTTCCGAAGGCGTAAACGAGGGCTTCGGCCTGTATGAGGTGGAAGCGAGCTATATGGTGATAAAGGAGGCGAAACAGTGAGTTTCAACGATTGCAAAATCAGCGAGTCGGAAATCCAGACAACCGGCGTGCAGTCCCAGGCTGATACGCTGACCGGATCGGCGGCAGATAACAAACTGGTGTTTGACGCTCTGCCGACTCTGGTGATCCAGAAGCTGAACAGCCTGATCGACCAGATGCAGCAGCAGGCGGCCGCCGGGCAGATCGGCGTAACGCCATTTGACGGCATGACGGCGCAGACGCTGCAGGACGCGCTTGAGCAGATACAGGCGAACATCGGCGGCAATTACGGCGGCGCAGACGGCGCGGGCAAGGTAGGATACTCGCCGAGCGAGGGCGTGGACGAGGACACCGTGCAGGAAGCGATCGAGGCGGTACAGGCCAATCTCACGGCATACATCGCAAAGATCAAGGCCGCGACCGGCGCGGCAGAGGTCGGCAACGCGCCCATTGCCGGTATGACGGCGACCAATGTGCAGCAGGCGCTTGAGGAACTGCGCGAGAACATTGACAACATCGTGTCCGGCATTATTCCGGGCGGGTCGATCACGAACGATATGTTGCAGGGGCCTGTATCGGTTGAAAAAGGCGGCACCGGCGCGACGACCCCGCAGGGGGCGCTTGCCAACCTGGGCGCGGGGGTAAGGCCGAATCTGCTGATAAATCCGTTTTTCGAGGTAAACCAGCGGGGGCAGAGCAGTTATGGACAGGGGCTGACAGTTGATATGTGGCGCTTAGTGACAGACGGAAATGGAAAAGCTACAGTCGCCAATGATGGCATCATCATTTCCGGTAACACAGGAACATATTGCAATTTTGAAGTCGGAATAGAAGAAGTTCCACCGGGGACTTATACAGAGTCGTTTCTGGTCGATGACCATACCAAAGTTTCGCAAATATATGCAAACGGGAGCGGGCAGTTCAACATAACCGAAAATCTGATTTCGTACACGTTTGAAGTCAAATCGGAATTGGATTCTGTATACTGGGGTATTCAGAAATTTTTAAGCGCCGGGGATTTGAAAATATTCGGAGCCAAACTCGAGGAAGGCTCCACCCAAACCCTCGCCTATCAGGACGATACCGGCGCATGGCAGCTCCTGCCGCAGCCGGAGAGCGATTATGCGACGCAGTTACTCAAGTGCCAGAGATATTATTATCGGAGCGATATGCGATATTCTGCAAAGCCAGGATATAGTAACCGCTATTTGAATATCCCTGTACAATTTCCGGTAGCAATGCGGATTTCGCCGACGGTTACTGTCAAATCGTTTGCTGGGACGGCTGATATGCTATCTGTCTGGTTTTCGGGATTAGATGCTGAGATTTCTGTTATCGCAAATGCACCAGATGTATCAAAAGACGGAATTGGTGCTTTTAGTACAGGAGCTGATATGGATTTGAATACAGTATATGGTTTATGCATTGAAGCGTCCGCCGATCTATGAGGTGAAACATGAAACAGGAAAACTACATCGTATACGTTCGCACAGACGAACAAGGCCGTATCCTCGAAGCCAATTCCAGCGCATTTCTAAGCGATACGGCTGGCTGGACAGCCATTGACGAGGGGCTGGGTGACAAGTATCACCACGCGCAGGGTCACTACTTCGACGGCGGCATTTACACCACCGACGGCATCCCGCGGTACAAGCTCGCAGACGGCGCTCCGGTGCTGCGCTCGGATGAGGAGATTGATGCGGATAGGCAGCCAAACATCGCTGATCTGCGCGCGGCGAAAACCGCCGCGATGTCCGCCGCGTGTAATGCCGCGATCACGGCAGGCATGGACGTCACCACCACGCAGGGCACCGATCATTTCAGTTTGCAGGAGACCGACCAGATCAACCTGACGGCGGCGGTGACGGCCGTCCAGCAGGGCGCGGCGGGCTATCCCTACCACGCGGACGGCGAGCTGTGCCGGATGTTCTCGGCGGCGGAAATTGGCGCGGTAGGTCAGGCCAGTATTGCGCATAAGCTATACCACACGACTTACTGCAACCACCTGTTTGCGTGGATCCGGCGCGCGACGGCGGCCGAGCTCGCCGGGATCACCTACGGTGCGGAGCTGCCGGACGATCTCGCGGCCAGCATGCAGGCGCTGCTCACGCAGGCAGGGAGCACGACCGGGGAGGTATAAACCTTGAAAAAGCTGCTGGTACATATCCCGATCGCCGTGATCGGCGGGCTTACGTACATGGGCATTGAGATACTCTGGCGCGGCCACACGCACTGGACGATGGGCGTGCTGGGCGGGGTGTGCTTTGCACTGATCGGCCTGCTGGACGAATGGCAGGACCACCCGCCAATGCTGCTGCAGATGGTGCAGGGCGCGGCGATTGTGACCGCGCTTGAGCTGCTCGTCGGGTTGATCGTCAACCGCTGGCTGGGCTGGGATGTGTGGGACTACTCGGATATGCCCGGCAACCTCTGGGGGCAGGTGTGCCCGCAGTTCGCGGTCGCGTGGTTTTTCCTCTCAGCGCTGGCCGTGTGGCTGGAAAACGCGCTGCACTGGCTGGCGGCGCGGCTGATGCACCGGCAGGGGAGGTGATCTTTTGCCGGGTTGACCAAAGGACGTAAAAAAACGCCCACACCGGGCGCAGAAGTGAGAGGAGGGGAGGCCGTTGTCTCTCTTGGTACATAGGAGGAAGTATGCGTATCCTTGAGTTATTCGCCAGCGGGGGCGGCCTGCTTTTTCTGGTGCTGTCACTGGTCGAGATCGCGCCGATCAAGGTAAACCCTTGGTCGGCAGCTGCGCGGTGGCTTGGCAGCATTGTTAACCGCGATGTGCTCGACCGGCTCGACGAGATCGGGCGGGTGCAGCGCGACACCCAGCAGCGGCTGGACGACCACATCCGCGTGGACGATGAGCGCAATGCAGATTCGTACCGCACCCGTATTTTGCAGTTCAATAACGAGCTGCTGCGGGAAATCCAGCACACCCGGGAGGATTTCATTGAGATCCTCGCCGTGATCGATGATTATGAGGGCTATTGCCGCAGCCATAAAGAGTACAAAAACAACCGTGCTGTGTGCGCGATCGAGAACATCAAGCGCGTCTACATGGAGCGGCTGCAAAAACACGATTTTCTTTAAACGGGAAGGAGTTACATATTATGAATATCACAGCAGGAACACTCGCACGCACCATCATCCTCGCGCTGGCGCTGATCAACCAGATCCTGAGCGCGACCGGGCATCCGGTCCTGCCGATCGAGGACGCGCAGGTGGAGACGCTGGTCTCGACCGCGTGGACGGTCATCGCGGCGCTGGTCGCGTGGTGGAAGAACAACAGCTTTACCGCGGCGGCGCAGAAGGGTGACGCGGTGATGAAGCAGGAGAAAGGTGCGTGACCGTATGAAGATCTTACTCATTGCAGGCCACGGCGGCACGCCGTATGACCCGGGCGCGACAGGCTGCGGGCAGGAGGAGGCCGTGCAGACGCGCGTCATGGCGAAGCTGATCTATGACGAGATGCGCAAGGTGGACGGCCTGCGGCCGGTGATGTACGACACGGGCAACGACGCCTACAAGGTACTGAAAAGCGGCGGAAGCCTACCGCTGAGCGGGATCGGGTATGTGATCGAGTGTCATTTGAACGCCTGTGTTAAGGACACGGCGGGGGACGGCAAAACGACCGGCGTGGAGGTGCTGGTGCACCCGAGCGAAAAGGGCATTACGGTCGAGCAGGCGATCTGCCGCCGCATTGCAGCGCTGGGGCTGAAAAACCGAGGCGTGAAGCCGGACGGCGGCCTGCTGGTGATGAACACGGTAAAGCGGTACGGCATCAGCCATGCGCTGATTGAGTTCTGCTTTATCGACGACCGCGACGACATGAATATTTTCATGGCAAAACGCGAGCAGATCGCAAAAGCGGTCGTTGCGGGTGTTTGTGAGGGCTTTGGGATCGATTATGAGGAGGAAAGCGAAATGAGCAGACAGGAAATCCAGAAGATCGTCCGCGAGGAAATCAAGGCGTATTTGGACGAGCAGGAGGGCAAAAGCCCAAGCGCTTGGGCGGAAGCTGCGTGGAAAGCGGCACAGGATGCCGGTATCACGGACGGCACCGCGCCAGGTGCGCCGATGACCCGAGAGATGGGCGTTGTGATGCTCCAGCGCTGCGGGCTGGTTGGGCGAAAGGAGGCTTAAATCATGCCGAGCTTAGGGCAGATCATGGCGGGTGCAATCGCCGGTGTAGCCAGCGGGGCGGCGAACGCCATTAAGAACAGCAACAAGAACAAGGGAAGCTCGTCCGGGTCAACAAGCAGAAAAGACAGGGATCAAGCTGTAAACTTTGGTAATTCGTCCGGCAGTTCTTCGGGCAGCAGCGGCGGCAGCTCGGGAGGCTCTTCGGGCAGTTCGCTGGCACAGCAGATGGGGATTGACTACGGAAACGTAGACCTAGGAAACACCTTTTGGGAGATGGTAAACAAGGGCGTAACGGATGCAGATTATTTGCAGTCCATTGCAGACGCACGGCTGGATAAAGCGCAAACCACGGATGGGCTTGGGAAGTTCGCCAACGATCAAAACCAGCTCTCCATGCAGGCGTACATTAACCAGCTGCGTAAGGGGCAGGATCAGCTGACCGCCGCGCAGGAACAATACCAGAACACCATGCAGCAGGCCGCAGATCAACAGCAGGCAGCCATTCAAGCCGGTGTGGACAGTGCGGTTGCGAACCTTAACGCGCAGAAGGATTCCGTCGGCAAGCTGACAGAAGCGAATAACGCGGCGGCGGAGAAGGCGTATATGCAGACCATCAACCCGAACGGCAGCCTTGCGGAGAACCTTGCAGCCAACGGCCTGCTTCCTACCGGCGTAACCGAGACCAGCCAGATTCAGGCGGGCAACGCATACCAGGGAGCGCTCAACCAGAACGCGCAGACCCAGACGGAAGCAATCGCGGAGATCGAGCGCGCTATCACGCAGGCGCAGCTGAACGGTGACCTGACAGCGGCGCAGGCGCTCTCTGACATGCTGACACAGATCGCACAGCAGGGCTATCAGGCAGCACAGGACATCTTGGCCAATCAGCAGTGGCAGCAGCAGTTCAGATCGGAAGAGCGTCGTGTAGG